CACTGGTGTCGTGGGAACCATCAGGTGAGGAGGCCTAGGATGACAAGACCAACATTACAAGAACTAAAACAAGAAGTCGAAAAACGAAGACAATTTGATGAAATGATGAAGAGGCATAGGGGTGATAAGCAAGAACTATGTGTTCATATCATATCAGAAATAGATCAACTTGCTAATATGTTAGAAAAAAATGACACAATCATATTAGATGATTTGTTAGCAAGATTAAAATCATATAAGCAAGATCTACAGGAGGCATAGGATGACAAAACCATATTGTGTTAGTTATTCAAAACTACCAAAAACTCATAATCTACACAGAGGTGATAATGAGGATGGCACAGGCTTGTTGTTGGACAAAAATGGCAACGATGTACACAACTACATACGCAAAAGATATGCGAATTTTAATTCTGCTTTCAAATTTTTTGTCAAACAATCTTGTGCTTACATAGAACAAAAACCCCACAAGGGAAATAATTTGTTGGGTCCTGTTTATTTTGAAAACGATGCTGATGTATGGGCAAAAGAAAATGGTGATGTTAAAGTATACGGCGACATTGGTGAAACAGATGATGAACATAAACCAAAACTATACCTGTCATTGAAAGCAAGTGATTGGCTTACAAAACCTAAATTCTTAAAAAGGAATTTTGGCATTAGAGCACAACAATTGGGTTGGAGTTATGAAACAGAAATTTTTGTAGATGAAAGAACAAGGTAAAGGAGCATAGGATGGCTGAAAATAAAAAAACATTCAAACCGGTTGATCACCTTAAGGATATGAACGGTTCTTTATGGACTATTGCTAATGAAGGTATCAATGTCAATACACAGCCGGATGGTGAATTAGAAGATAGACTTGCCGGTATAGAAAATCAACTTACAATATTGAATCAAAATATTTCTACAATGATTGAATTGTATGCTAAAGTGAATGCTGATCATATAACCCAATCTGAAGTATTATTAAAACTTAAGAGGGAGGCCTAAATGAAACAACTAGAACTATTTGAACCTTATGAATTGGATCCTCATAAATCATATGAACAATTTATGTGGACAAAAAATGGACACCAAACCATATATTGGCCCACACAACGAGAATGGCGAGAAATGGAAGAAAACCGTGAAAACTTTTCTTCTAAAAAGGGGTTGACAGATCCTAAATCTGTGTTATAGTAATTGTATAAACTAATAAAAAGGAGAACAAAATGAGTAATATCGATCTAGCACACGCATATTGTAAAGATATGCTTAATCGTGTAAAAGACTGCTGGGTATCTGATAATTTAGGTACAATATCATCAGCAGAAAGAAATAAAATATTGTCAGTATATAGACAATATTTTAAGACGGTAGAATATGATGATGCTACAGGTGTATGTAAATGTTGGAAAAACGATCCGGTAGCATTTGATGAAAATGCAACTTTCGGACATTTGCACGATATCAACAACACAGCACCGGCAATAAAACCGTCAACACTTAATGCTATAGGTTCTAATAGTGCCAACACCACACAGGTGTTAGGTAGTGTATTGCCACCGGAAGGACGAGAAATTAGTCGTCAACAACGAAGAGCAAGAAAAAGAAGAGATGACAAACTTACTAAAAAAGGTAAGATTGCTCCCTTCTATGTAAGAGGCACAATCACCAAGAACGGTGATGATATGAGTGTTGCTTTCCCTTCTGAAGGGTTGACACAACCTCAAGTCAACTGGTGCAGAAACATTGCTCAGACTATCAATGATGTTAAGATACCAGAATTGAAGAAAGATACAACAAACTTCGATCGTATGAACAACGACAATTCTCTAGTATATACATATTATCACAATGAGGAAGACTTTGCCGGCGCAATATTAGGGCCGTTGAAAGATAATATGACTAGTGATCAAGGTTGGGCTGAAACAGAACCTATGTTTCACGGTATGTTGTATCATTCAATCTAATTAGAGGGGTTAAAGTTTTCCAATCCTCTCTGATAAGGGGCACTCTATATATCTAACGCCTTAGAAGTTAAAAGAGTGCCCTTTTACAACGGCATAAATATCTACAATGCCGTTATCATCAGCACAAAAAACTATCGCAGATTCAGACCACAGATTCAGGGTATGTATATCCGGTCGTAGGTTTGGCAAAACACATCTTGCTATACGTGAATTATGCAAGGCGGCAAGTCAACCCGGTCGCAACGTCTTTTATGTTGCACCATCATACCGAATGGCCAGACAGATCGTTTGGGATCAATTGAAAGATAGATTGAGACAATTGAGATGGGCTCGCAAGATAAATGAAAGCAACCTAGAAATTTGGTTGGTGAATGATAGTAAAATATCTTTAAGAGGTGCAGACAATGAAGACTCATTGAGAGGGGTTGGATTGGACTTTGTTGTACTGGACGAATTTGCAGACATAGATCAAAAGGCTTGGGCAGAAGTCATAAGACCAACACTATCAGACACCGGGGGAGGGGCACTATTTTGCGGCACACCCAAAGGCATTGGTAATTGGGCATATGACATATTTCAACAATCAAAAATAGATGTTGACAATTGGCAATCGTTCCAATATACTACGATTGAAGGTGGACAAGTACCTGAAGAAGAGATACAACAGGCCCGCAATGATTTGGATGAAAGGACATTTAGACAAGAATATGAAGCCTCGTTCGAAACATTTTCAGGCACTATATACTACAACTACACTCAAGACTCTGTGTATAAAGAGGATAAAACCGTCTTAAATGATGCAAAACATCTACACATAGGTATGGACTTCAACATAGATCCAATGTCAGCCTGTGTGGCAGTAAAGACAGAAAAGGGTTTGATCATAGTAGATGAAATATCAATACACGGATCAAACACAGATGAAATGGTACAAGAAATAAAAACAAGATACCCCAACAAAGGTATCACCGTATATCCAGATCCAGCATCAAGGCAAAGAAAAACATCAGCCGCAGGCCGCACTGATCTTTCAATACTTGTAAATGCAGGATTTAGGACACTCACAAGACCAAGACACCCGGCTGTGAGAGATAGAATAAATGCTGTGAATTCAGCACTAAAATCAGCAGATGGCAAACAGAGATTATGGGTCACTACAAATTGTAAGTCAGTGATCAGAAGTTTGTCAAGGCAGATATACAAAGAAGGTACATCAATACCGGATAACAATGACAACCTTTCGCATATGAGTGATGCGGTGGGCTATTTAGTTGAATATTTGTATCCTATAACACGAAATAACATAAATAATAACAATACACCTAGTACCTGGGGAATGAAAGTTAGTTAAAATTAGAGGAAAATCCATATGGCACAAATCAACGATGCTTTTGATGTAAAATATAGATTAGAGTACTACGGATTACAATTACACCCTGAATGGCGTGACAACATTAGAAGATGGCAGTATTATTCTGATTCATTCAACGGCGGTAATGACTATAGAGAAGGCCGTTATTTGATCAAATATGTTTTAGAATCACAAGAAGAATATGACAGCAGATTAAAACAAACACCATTAGACAATCACGTAAAGTCAGTGGTAGAAACATACAATTCATTTTTATTTAGAACACCACCAAAGAGAGATTACGGCACACAGGTGGTAAATGACCCCAGTTTAGATGCATTTTTACAAGATGCTGATCTAGATGGCAGAACTTTCAATGCTTTTATGAGAGATTGTGCCACTTATTCATCGATATATGGTCACGTATGGGTAGGCATAGACAAACCGTCAGTGGTGGTAAACACTAGGGCAGAAGAATTACAACAAGAGATCCGTCCATATGTGTCATTACACACACCAGAAAATGTAATTGATTGGCAGTACACAAGAAAGCCAAACGGTGTGTATGCACTTAAATCAATCACTATGTTAGATGGCATAGAAGAAGACAAAGTATATTACAGAACTATCACAACAACAGAAACAACCGTATATGTCAAAGCAGGTATGAATGATGATGCCAACATTGTAGAGGTATTTGAAAATCCTTTGGGTGTTGTCCCATTTGTACCAGTGTATGCAGGCAGAAGCCAAACCAAAGGTTTAGGTATTTCGGATATAGCCGATATTGCAGATGTACAGAGGGGCATATACAATGAATTGAGTGAGTTAGAACAACTCATCAGAGTTTCCAACCATCCCAGTCTTGTTAAAACTGGCTCTACACAAGCATCAGCAGGCGCCGGAGCAGTTATAGACTTACCGGATGACTTGGACCCCAACCTAAAACCTTTCTTGTTAGAACCGTCAGGGTCAGGTATAACACAGATTATATCCAGCATCAATGAAAAAGTTGATAGCATAAACAGAATGGCGAATATGGGCGGGGTAAGATCAACCACAACAAGGACTATGAGTGGTGTTGCATTACAAACAGAATTCCAATTGTTGAATGCAAGACTATCACAAAAAGCAGACTTGTTAGAACTTGCAGAAGAACAGATTTGGTCAATTTGGGCACAATGGCAAAACATCACATTTGATGGTGTCATTGATTATCCAGATTCATTCAATATACACGATAAAGAAAACACCATCGCAATATTGAAACAAGCCAAAGAAACACAACCAGCAAATCAACAACTATTGAAAGAGATAGATGTTATGTTGGCTAAAGCATTGATCACTGATGAGGACACATTAGAACAAGTTATAAATGGACAACAAGATCTACAAGAGCAGAGAGAGGTAGATCCAACGATCCATTCACCTATGACAAATCCAACTGATATGATAGCACATATGAGAGAGATGATTGAGAAAGATGGATTGACCAATGAACAGATTATGGAACTACATCCAGAAATATCTGGATTTTTCAATAATGAAAATGGAGGAGATGCAGATGCATAAAGGTAAGAAGCACAAAAAGGGCGGCAAACGTGGCGGCAAAAAAGGCGGCAAAAGAGGCGGTAGAAGAGGTTAGTTGGACCGACTACTTTGCTTCTATTGTGGCAGTATGCCCCTGGAGTAAAAAATATTGGGCTCAACAACGAATTGATATAGTTGATTGGACCGGAGAAATTTTGGCACTAGACGATTATGTTGCTAGGATATACAAACATCCAACAGCAAGTGCCAGGCAGTTAAAAAAGATGATGAATCTTTTTAACGAACAAAGAGAGGATGAAGAATGGTTATATTCACATCCTCAATATGGTGGACACAGCACACCAATAGGAGTGTTGATACAACAAGATTATGCTTTGTTAAACAGCATAAGATCAAGTATGCGAAACCATAATAAATAGTGTAATACAGCAATGGCTGGAGTTAAACTTAAAACTTAAAAAGAGGAGAATAGACGATGAGTGAAACGGACACACAAAACACTGAGCCAACTCAGGCTCCGGTAGAAACAACAGAACAACCTGTTGAATCGACTGAAACAGAGGTGAAGCAATTCTCACAGGCTGAACTTGATAGAGTGGTAGCAGATCGTATTGCTAGAGAACGAAGAAAGTTTGAAAAGAAATACGAGGGCATTGACCCAGAATACTACAACGAACTATCTACAAAGGCAGAGAAGGAGAAACAAGACAAACTAAAAGCAAAGGGTGAGTTTGAACAACTACTTAAGGCACAAGCCGAAAAGAAAGATGCACAAATAAACACTTTGATGAATCAAGTGAAAACTATCAAGATTGATGGTACTTTACTTGACACGGCTTCTAAATACAAGGCTGTAAATCCTGGACAGGTTGTAAAACTTGTAAAGGACCAAGTACATATGAACGAAGCAGGTGATGTTGAGATTGTTGATCCGAAAACAGGACAGGTTAGATATAAGGATGATGGTAATCATTATACTATAGATGACTTGACCAAAGAATTTTTAACGGCAAATCCACATTTTGTGAGTGCCACACCCTCAGGGGCAGGTACTACTTCAAATATTGGTGACAAAGCCGGCAGTGGTGAGCAATTTGACGTAAGTAAATTAGATATGTCCAAGGCTGACGATAGGGCAAAATATGCCGAGTATCGTAAGAAACAAGGACTGGCTTAAAGTATAAGGAGACATTACAATGGCTAATGAAACAACTAATACTACACTTAATGATCTTATTTCACCAATGGTGGCAGAAGCATTATTTGTAGCAAACGAAAGATCCATTATGAGAGGCTTGGTAAGAAATTACAATATGCCTTCAAACAATGGTAAAGTAATCCAAGTGCCAATCTACCCAACGGTAAGTGCGGACAACATCGCAGAAGCAACTGATTTAACAAACACAGCAGTTTCAACAAGTGTTGCAAACTTAACGGTGTCTGAAATTGGTGTTATGACTACACTAACTGACTTGGCGATGAACACATCAGAATCAGATGTAATCAGAGATTTAGGTAAACTTTTTGGTGAGGCAATTGCTAAAAAACTAGATACTGACTTAACAGCATTATTTTCTGGTTTTTCACAATCAGTAGGTGATGTGTCAAGTGTACAAGAAGTTCAAGACATTTTCCAAGCAGTGGCTAAATTAAGAGCCGCAGGCGTTCCAGGAACTGACTTGGCTTGTGTATTACATCCAAATATTGCATTTGACATCAAGAAAAACTTAACTAATACTTTTGCTAATCCAAATCCAACTGATTTGGCAAATGAAGCATTAAGAACTGGTTATGTTGGTCAAATCGCAGGTGTTCCAGTGTTTGAAACTTCAAACATTGCGGCGGCTGGCGGTGCGGCTGGTGATCACAAAGGTGCAGTATTCCATAGAGATGCACTTGGTTTAGCAATGATGCAAGATCTTAAAATTGAAACTCAAAGAGATGCAAGTTTAAGAGCAACTGAAATTGTAGCAACAGCAGTATACGGAGTTGGTGAATTACACGACTCTTACGGTATTGAACTTGCGGCAGATTCAAGCATTGTATCATAATAGAGTTGAACAACAAGATGTGGGGGCGATTTATTTCGCCCTCATACTACAAGGAGAAATATAAATGAGTAACTATTCAACAGATGCAGACGTACTAGAATACGAACCAACTATAAAAGAATATGGTGTTATTGACTTTTCATCATATCACGCCAAAACTACGGCAGACATACAAAGACATTTGAGAATTGAATGGTGGCCTCGAGTGAGAAGATCAAGTCTACATTCTAGATATTTCTCAACAACAGATTTAGAAATGGACAACACAAAACTACAGGCGGCACAATTGAAAAGGGCGGCTGTGTATCACGTGTTGTCACACTACATATTACCACAACTAACCAAACACGATGCTGAACCAGACAGATTCAGAATGATGATTGATTTTTACAAAGCAAGATTCAGAGATGAATTAGATTATGTACTACAAGATGGTGTAGAATATGATTGGGATGGTGATGCAACGGTACAAGAAACAGAAAAACAACCACAACACTTCAACAGATTGGTAAGGTAGTATGTCAGTTAGAGAAGATATAGCCAAAGACATTATAACTGACTTACAGGGTATCACAACACCTAAAGTGGTGTTGGTGAGTCGTAATCCTATCAACATCAATGATATGGCTATAACACAATATCCAGCAATAGTGGTAAGAACAGCAGAAGAACTGAGAGAAGATGCCACTATGCAATCAGACACATTGAGATTTGGTACCATAAACTATCAAATAGAATGTTATGTACGAGCAGATTCATCAGCAGTCACTACAAACAATTCAATAGACACACAAATGAATGCAATAGTAGAAGCAGTTGAAGAAGCATTAGAAACAGATAGAAAAAGAAATTCTAAAGCAATGAATTCATTTGTTTCTTCAATCACACCATTAAATGAAGGTGTGGCATTTCCAATTGGCCGTGTAGATATTACATTTACGGTTCAATATAAATATACACGAGGGACATTATAATTATGGCACGAAGAATAGTATATAAAGACGGTGAAGAATTTATTTGTCAGCATATGCGACAAGTGAATGAGATGTTGGATCAAGGTTGGTCTACAACACCTCAATCTAAAAAAACTGCAAAACCTAAAAAAGCCAAAGTTGAGGTTGAAGCAGTTGAATTGAAACCTGTAGAAGGTGAAGATTCAAAGGTAATAGACTTTGGCAAAATTGACGAGGAGAAATAGACAATGGCAACATACACAGGTCATGATGGAGTTATCAAGTTAGCAGATACTGATGCAAGTTTATCTTCAACAGCAATAGGCAACTTAAGAAACTTCTCAATTGAACAAACACAAGACACAATTGAATGCACTGTAATGGGCACAGCAAATGTTCGTGATTACAAACCAGGTTTATCAACTTTTACATTCTCAGGTGATGTATTCTTTGATGAAGCAAATGCAGTTCACAATGCTCTAGACGATCTAGTTACTAAAACTAGTGAAGGTTCTGTAGCATCATTTGAAGTATACCCAGCAGGTGAAGACTCAGGCAGAAGAAAATTATCAGGATCAATGGTAATCACTTCTTTCTCAATCACATCATCATTGGATGGTATGGTAGAGGCCTCAATAAGTGCTCAAGGAACTGGTGCTCTTACAGTAGCAACAGCATAATAGGGGTTATTGATGTTCAAAGCAATCGTTGTTAATCCAATTGACTTCAGAGAATTTGAAAAGAAATTTCAAAAACTCATCAAGGATGTTGGAGATGAAACAATTAGGATTGCTAAGGAACAAACCCCTATTCGTTCTGGTCGTGCTAGGAACAATTGGACTAAACAAACCACAAGGCAAGGTTTCGAAGTAGAAAACACAGTGCCTTACATTGGTCATTTAGACAAGGGATCATCTAGACAAGCACCCAGAGGAATAACAAAACCAACTGTCAGGAAAGTGGCAGGATTTATTAGGACAAGGAGATTAACACGATGACTAAATCGGTATTAGAAAATGCAACAGCACATTTTAAAGAAAAACTTGCTGGGAAATTGTTTGAATTGGAAGTGCCAGAATGGCAAGCAACCATTTACTATCACAGCACGGTATCAATGAGAACAGAATCAAAGATTATGGCTCTTACTCAACAGGGCAAGACTGCAGAAGCACTTGTGGAATCTATAGTGATGAAAAGTCTGGACAAAGATGGCAACAGAGTGTTCAGAGAAACAGATAGAGCCGCATTGTTGAATGAAGCAGACCCCAAAGTCTTAATCAGAGTAGCAACCAAGTTGAACAATGCTGGTGAAAATGCTTTGGCAGAGATTGAGGGAAACTAAGACGGGACAGTGAACTTTATAATTTGTTCGCACTCGCAGATTATTTAAAAGTCCCTTTGGACACTGTGTTTAATATGTCCCTTATTGAAGTTCAAGGTTGGTTTGCTTTCCTTAAAGTAAAACAGGAGAAAGAGAAGGCCCATGGCAGAACAAAGAATACTATTCCGAGCAGAAGATAAGACAGGTGCAGCCACCCGTAGTGCTAAAAAAAATGTAGATTCGTTAAACAAATCTACCAAGCAATTGGGTGGATCATTTTCAACACTACAAAAAACATTGGTAGGTGTTGGTGCGGCATTGGCAACTGGTGCATTTGCTCGTAGTGTTATTGCCACATCGGCTAGATTTGAAGACCTAAGAACTTCACTATCCTCAGTCACAGGATCAGCCAAAGAAGGTGAAAAAGCATTTGCCTTTGTATCTAAATTTGCAACCAAGACACAATTTTCAGTTGAAGATTTAAGTAAAACATTTATCAAACTAAAAGCCGCAGGTATTGAACCTACGGAAGAACTACTCACAACATTCACAGACACGGCGGCGATCACAACTGATCAAATTGGATCTTTAGAAGCAGTCACTGACTTGTTTGCTAGAACAGTTGGTGGTGGTTTGGGTCTTGAAGAGATTGAAAGACTGGGAGACAGAGGTGTTCCGGTATTAAGAATACTTAAAAAAGAACTAAACCTAAGCAGGGATCAAATATCAGAATTTGGTAAATCAGCAGAAGGAGCCAAACAGATTGTAGATGCTTTTGCCAAAGGCATGCGAGAAGAGTTTGGTGGAGCCACACAGAATGTATTGGACAATCTTTCAACCAAAATGTCCAACTTTGGTATTGCCACAGATGCCGCCAAAGATGCCATAGGCCAAGGTGGATTGACAGATGCACTGGGTGATGTTATTGAACAAATGACAGAAGCCATAGTGGCCAATGATGAATTATTTAGATCAATAGGTGAAGCATTGGGAAATGCTGTTAAAGCCACTGCTGTAGCATTTGGATTTTTAGCAGACAACATCAAGATACTTAAAGCATTGGGCATATCCGCATTAGCATACACAGCCACAACAGCCTTCCTAGGATTGGCAAAAGCAATTAGATCAGTCGGTATAGCCGCAATAGCAGCCGGTAGAAATATGGGCAAAGCAGGTTTCCTTGGTGTGGTATTGGCTTTGGTTGCCGGCATAGCAGAATTAACAGGTTTATTAGATTTCTTATTGGATAGATTCAAAGGTGGAGTGGATCCAGTCGACACATATATGAAATCCTTAGGTAGGGTATCAAGAGAACTTGGCAAATTAAAAGATGCTGGTGATGATGCATTTGACACACTACAAAATGAAGGTGTGAATGCCGTTAGAGCATTGCAGTATGAACAAAGACAATTAACTGCACAACTGGCACTACAAGAAGAATTATTAAGAGAGTTTGATCCGGGCACAGATGAATACAATGAATTTCAAGATACCATAGAAGACACCAAACAAAGAATACAAGACATAACCACAGCCATAGATGATTACTATCAGGCAGTGATGGATGTTCCACTGATCGATATGGGATTTATTGCTGTCAATGAAATACTGGTAGAACAAATATCATTGTTTGAAAAACTTTCTAGAAAGGCAATGGAAGAATACAGGAAAGCATTGTCCGACTTGTCAGATGAAAAACTATTTGAAAAAGCATTGACACCAACACAAAAAGAAAAACAAGCATTAGATCAAAGATTGGCAGACATTGAAGAATTTAAGAAAAGAGGCTTAATTTCAGAAGAAGAGTTCCAGAGAAGAAAACAAGAGATTATATTTGACAGCAACAACAAAATTATTGATTTAGCCAGAGAAAGAAGAATCAAAGAACTGCAGATCGATGGTATGACAAGACAAAATGCTGAACAATTAGCAGACTTTGAAAAGAAAACACAGATAGAAAAAGCACAATTCATATTGGGTTCAGCAACAGATTCATTCCAAGAATTGGGCAAGATAAACAAACAAGCATTCCAGGCATACAAAGCCTTTGCTATATCACAAGCATTGATAGACACATATGCTTCAGCAACTGCGGCATTCAAAGCATTGGCACCAATACCATTTGTGGGACCAGCATTGGGTATTGCGGCGGCGGCGGCCGCCATTGCGGCGGGTATGGCCAGAGTGAATGCCATAAGATCACAATCATATTCAGGTAGACAAGGTGGTGGTCCTGTTGGAGCAGGACAGACATATTTGGTTGGTGAAGCAGGACCAGAATTATTCCAAACACCAGCAGGTGGAGGCAACATCATACCAAATTCACAATTGGGCAACTCAGGAGTCACAGTGAACTTCACAGTGCATGCCATTGATGCCCAAAGTTTCCAAGGTGCTCTGGTAGAACAAGAAGACACCATTGTGGGCATAATCAATCAAGCAGTCACAAACACGGGTAGGGAGCCCATAACAGCATAATGGCAACATATCAAGGCAGAACAGTAAAATTAAACAAACCAATGCAAGGTGATGTAAAGAAGTTCAAAGTATTTGTGAAAGATAGATCAACAGGCCGTGTTAAGAAAATTAATTTTGGACAAAAAGGCATGAGCATAGGCAGGAACAATCCAGCAAGGAGAAGATCATTCAATGCTAGGATGGGTGCTGTGTTGGACAAAGTCAAAGGACAAAAAACATTATCAGCCGCATATTGGAGTTTACAGGCTTGGAAGAAAGGATTTAAATTATAATGGCAGATTTTAACACAATGCTACCATCAGGAGTTGATATTCAAGCAATTGAATTTAAATCAAATCAACCCACAGTGAGAACACAATCATTGAGTGGTAGAACACAAACCAGAACATTTGGTGGGCAAGTATGGTCAGCAAGGATCGAAATGCCACCATTGACACAAACAGAATTGAGAAAAGTGTATGCATTCCTCGTCAAACAAAAAGGATCAGCATCTACATTCACTATAGCACCATTTAATCTAAAACAGGTTACTGGCACACCTTCAGCCACAGAAGATATCAAAGCAACCACATCATCAGCACAAAAGGCTGTTGGTTCAACATCAGTTGAAATGACCAATCAAAACAAATTCTTCGCAGGTGATATGATTAAATTTTCGAACCATACCAAAGCATATATGATTACAGCAGATCAAGGATCTGATGATACAATATTCTTTGAACCCGGTTTGACCACAGCAATAGCAGACACGGATAATGTTTTAAGTGGCACAAACTTTAATCTAACAGTGAGATTGGAGGGCAATGATTTTACTTACAAAACAGGCAAGGACTTGTATTCAAATCTCAAATTTGACATAGTGGAGGCGATCTAATGGCAAGAAGCACTGCCACCATAACATCAGAACTACAGAATGATAGTCAAGCAGTGTTCCATCTTATGGAACTGCATTTTGATGATTCGGTGTATGATGATGTGTTCCTCACAGACAACTTCCATGATGTGGTGTTGGACACACCAACACAATCAAGTGCCAAAACATTTACTGCGGCAGGTGGCTTCCTAAACTTTGCCTCAGTCACAGAAACAACCAAGTTGGCAGTGAACAGCATCAACATAAGTTTAAGTGGAATTGACAACAGATCAACAGGCATCATATCCAAACTGATGCGATCACCCATCATCAACAAGAGAGTGGTGATATACAGATCATTTGGTGTTGCAAGTTCATCTGATAATACCAAAACATACATGATATTCGATGGCAATGTAAAAAATTGGGCAGTGAACGAAAATGACACGGAAGCAACCATATCGATCGAGGTATCCACACACTGGGCGAACTTTGAAGCCAAGAACGGTAGGGTAACCAACACCACAACACAAACAAATACCACACGATACGGTAGCACAGACAAGTTTTCATCGGATAGGGGACTAGAATATTCATCTGCCTTGATAGCAGACATACAATGGGGGCCAACCAATTAATGATGGGCATAACAACTAACATAAGACAAGCAGTTAGAAATGACATGCCACACTTATTGGGTTTGGCAGAAATAGAATACAATCTGTTTGAACAAAGATCACCATTTAGTGTGGATGTGACACAAAACTACATAGAAATGATAATGGCTGATCCCAATAGTTTGGGATTGGTGGTTGAAGACAGATACAGAATACCATTTGGATTCTTGAGTGGATCAATATCATTCATTGATCTAAGTTCAGAACCAACTGCATTGATACAGCATTGGTTTGTGCATAACCCCAGCAACAAATATGGCAACAAGCACTATGGATTGGATTTGGTTCGTGCATTTGAAGGATGGGCCAACACCAAACAATGTCAAAAATTAAGTTTGGGCATAAGGATGAATCCAGAACATCGTAGATCATATGACAAAACATTTGCTAGATTAGGATACACACCAAATTATGTGTATTATTCAAAGGAGTTGGTGTAATGGGTGGCATAATCAAACCAATCTTAAAACCAATCAAAAAACTTATCGGTGGCATAGGCAATCTCATCACAGGTTTCTTGGGCATGTTTGGTATGAGTTTCGACACACCAGATTATGGAGGTGGAGAATCATATGAAGCATCACAACAAGGTATCACAGTCAACAAACAATCAAATGTGGCAGGCATACCCATCGTGTATGGTCGCAGAAAAGTGGGCGGTGTGAGAGTGTTTGCTGGCACATCAGGCTCAGACAACAAGTATTTGTATGTGTGTTTGGCAGTGGCGGAAGGCAGAATAAATGCTTTCAAAAAGATATACATCAATGATGAACTGCAAACAGGAATGAACAACACACTCACAGCAGACAATCAATCACGACACAATGTTAGGAATGGTTCCAAGTTTTATGTGAGTGGTTCCAAAGCAGTGTTCCAATTCTTCACAGGAGATGAAGATCAATCAGCATCATCACTATTGAAAGAACATCCACAATGGACGGACTCACACAGACTGAGAGGCATAGCATATGTGGCCGCAAGATATGAATGGGTCAAAGCAGACTTTGACAAAGATGGCAATCAAACTGTGTTCAATCCTTGGCAAGGCTTTCCAACCATACAGGTTGAGATAGAAGGCAAAAGAGTATTGACAGGTGATTACAGTGGTCATACAACCACAACTGACAACACATATGGTTCCGAAGTGGGCTCATTCGCATATTCAGATAATCCAGCAGATTGTTTGTTAGACTATCTTCGTAATCCAAGATATGGCAAAAATTTACACGACCATAGGATTGATTGGGCATCATTTAGATCAGCACAACAGATATGTAACACCAATGACAGCAATACAAACTTTGGTGGCAGTTTAGGGCAAGCAGACTTTTTGAACTGCAACACATTTTTGAAACCAGAAGAAAAGATGTTCAACAATGCCAAAAAACTATTGCAGTCATGCAGAGGCTTTTTACCATATGTTAATGGACAATACAGATTGGATATAGAAACAGCAGAGTCAGATCCTACTACATTATTGGAACTGACAGATGACAACATCATTGGTTCCATCAACATAGCAGGACAAGACAAAAATACCAAATACAATCAAGCCAAAGTCACATTCAACAACAAAGAAAAAGACTTTGAATCGGACACAGCAATATTTTCATCTGCCACTTTCAAAACAGAAGATGGTGGAGAAGATTTGATATTGGACATTGGTGCACCCAGCATCATTGAAAGAGAAAGGGCACTACAATATGCTGAATATTTGGTCAAAAGATCAAGGAAACAATTGAGTGTCACATTCACAGCCACAGCAGAAGCACAAGATTTGGTGGCAGGTGATTTGGTTACTGTCACACACAGATATGAAAGACCAGGTGATGCCACAGGCACAGCAGTGGAGGACTTTTTGTTCAAAGCACCATCATCAGCATCATACTCAGCACCAGAAATGATATTCAGGGTAACATCACAGAAATTAAATTATGATGGCACAGTGGATCTACAGTTATTGGAACATCAAAACGACATATATCAAGTCACACAACAGCAAGAAGACCGTGACTTGTCGCCTATCCAAACACCACCAATAACACCGGGACCAACACCACCAGCACCCAATCCAACACCACCACAAACACCTGGCAAACATTTCACTGTCACAGCATTCGAAACCACCATATTCAACAAGCCAGGAGTGCAGTTATCCATCAACAACAACAATTTCCAATCAGTTGATGCATTTGCTGTCAAGATCTTATACAACATAACAGTGGGCAACAACAGACAAACATTTGAAACTTCATTGCCCAATCAATTTGGCAGTAGTTTTACCAATGTGAATGGAAGATTCTTCCAATTTGGTGACACAGTAGAAGTAAATATAAGCAGTGTGTATCAAAGTGGACAAACAAATCCAATTGAATCACACATCATAACAATGCCAGCACAATCGACTGCAACGGCCAGTGGGAGTATATAATGTCAGCAACACACAACGGCACATTAGACACAGTGAGAAGAACAATCACACACAAAGGTGATCTTACTTGGGACAACACCACACCAGCCAACGATTTGAGTTGGGATGAATGGACACGATGGGTCACATACACCACCAACAGTGGTGCGGGAAAACCATTGCTGTATGAAACGGACATAATTGATCTAGGCAGTGTCAAAGCAGTGACACCCAGCATCAATTTTTCAGGTGATGGCACCATAAGACCGGTGATACAGTTTTCAGAAACATCAGCAGACCTATCATCAGCAACCACAACATTGGGGCAATACACCAACAACAATGCAATTGATGGCACAGTCACAACTTACAGCATATTGGACTACTATGACAACGACTACACAGACACACAGTCCAGCCTCAATCAAGACTACACATCATTTTCAGCAAGATATGTAAAAATATCAGCATTCGTAGAAAAATTTAGAGATGAAGTGAGAGAAGTTCCAAGTTTAGGTCAATTCAATTGGACATTAGATGATTTACAGCATGAAGAAAAAATATTTGACCTAGCAGTGAGTGGAGAAGCCACAGCAATACCAACACAAAGTATGGGTGTAGCAGATCATATACAAGTCACAGTGCATTCAGAAGCCAACAAGAAGTTGGTGCCACAAATAGTATCAAAAGCCAACAAAACAATCAGGGTGGTGGATGCCAATAAATTTACCACAGCAGGAGTCAGTGCCACTGTGGATGTCACGATCACGGGACAACCTCAATTGAGGACACTGTTTAATTTTGGATTGGGAGGAACGATAGAATAATGGCAAAGAGAAGAAGAGTGCCCAAGGATAAATCAACGGGCATACCAAAAAAATATTTAAGTGGTGTCAAGGGAGGTGCGAGAGCATCATTGGCATCAGTGATGAAACAAATATCAAGATTGTATAAGCAAGGCAAAACAATACCACAAAGCCTTATCAACAGGAGAGTTAAACTTGGCAAAAAGAAGTAAAGCATTGGCGGCATCAACACTAAAGACATTGAGGGCAAAAGCACAAAAGTCAAAGACTTTTAATCTTGCTGATTTGAGAGCAGTGTATCGCAGAGGACAGGGTGCATTCCTAGGTGCAGGCAGTCGTCCTGGTGTGGGCATGGCACAATGGGCAATGGGCAGAGTCAACAGTTTATTGAGAGGCTCAAGGAAACACGATTTGGATATCCGTAGAAGAGCCAGAAAGAGAAGAGGCAAGTAATGGCATACAATTGGCCTTCATCACACAAAGCAGGAACCACAACAACTGGTGATGCTGATCAAAGAATTGATCAAGCAAGGGCAGACATCAATCAAAACATTCAAAATGTAAATGAAATAATTGATATGTTTGATTTGGCATCAGAACCATCCAACGGACAGATATTAAAATACAATGCCACCGCAGATAGATTTGAAGTGGGCACAGATGCAGGAACAACTGGATTTGATGGCACAGCAAACCTAGTAGTAAGTGATGGTGTTAGTTTATTAACACCAGATTCAACAGCAGGCATAACATTCCAAACATCAGGATCAACATTTGGTGCTGGTGTGGATTACATACAACTTGGTAAAGTAGAAGCCGCAGATGACATTAGACCAGCAGGCAGTTCAGGAGAATTAGGCAACTCCGGTGCTAGGTTTAACATATTCGCAGGAGATATAAACATATCAGGCACACAGACAGGCGGCAATTCAACGGTTGGCACACACGACATATGGGTGCCAGCACAAGCAATGTATCCAACAGCAGATGGTGGATGTGCATCAATACAAACCTTAGAAGTAGTAGATAACAGACCAGAATTAAGA